AAGAGTTTGGAAGGTTAGTTATGTTATTATATTTTTTAAGTTCAAAACCAATTTTAAAACAAGCGACCCAAGATACGATTAATCCAACCCCAACAAGTAATGTTTTTGTTTTCCAATTCCAAAATTTATTTACTATGTTTATCATCCAATCTATATTTTAAATAAAGATCTTTACTAGCCATTTGTACTATTTACACCATATTCATAATTATCAGAATCTTCAGTAATCCATTTTGGACTGTTTTCTGAAGTATAAATATGAGAATTTATCTTTCTTTGCAATATTAATTCATTTGGTTTTGTTGCAAAACTTGGATCAAATACTCTAATTCTATTATTGGGTTGTATTGCAAAATTACCATTATCAAGCTTTATAACATGACCCGCTTTGTGCTGATCTGGTTTTTCACTAAATCCAAAATTTAATTCATTATAATCACTATGCGCCCAATCAAGAGTAAACAAATAACGCCCCATGTATTCTTTGCCGCTTCTTCCAGTATATTTTACTACTTTATTTTGTAATAAATAAAAAGTTGTTACAGCTATATGATAACTAAAACTATCCCACAATTCTAACTCTTCTAATTCCATATCTGGTGCATCTTCTTTAGAGCAAAACGAACTTATCGGAGCGTGCCACCAAATACCACCATCTTCCATAAGAAAATTAAAAAGTGGAACTTGACTTGGCAAACTTGTAACACCAAAAATTAAACATTTATATTTTTTATCAAAACTATCTTCTTGATTTCTAAGAAAGTTCCCGCGCACGAAGCATTCGATTGGAGGTATGTTAGTATTTAAAAAACTCATAATTTCTCTATATAAGATTACACTGTGTAATGACTTTTATAGCTTAAATAAGGAAAGCTACCTAACATTAACTATGAAAAAAACATTCAAAATAACAGATAGAAATATATTTGAAGGCGAAAAAGCAAATCCACAAAACTGTGCAATTGCCAAAGCCATTAAAAAAGAAATGAAAAGTAAAATACAAGATGTTTCTGTATTACCTTCTCATGTAACTCTTAGAATAGATAATAAAATGTTTGTTGCTGAAATGCCTAAATATGGTTCAGATTTTATAAAAAGATTTGATCATGGCCAAGCAGTAAACAATTTTAAATTGAATTTAAATTTCAAAAAAGGTTACGCTTTAGTTTAATTATTTTGTTCTTAAAGAATAAAATGGTTATTTAAGATATTTGGGGTGTAATTATAGGTAGTAAGTTTAATGTCTAAAAAAAATAAACAAAAAGAAGACAAGTCAGTTCCTGTTCCTCAAAGAGATAAAATTGAAGGTTTCTTAACTATTCGCGAATTACAATGGACAGATAATCAAAAGAAGTTTATTCAATTACTTCAAGACAAAAATACTAAAATGGTTTTCTGTAAAGGCCCAGCAGGAACAGCTAAAAGTTTACTTAGCGTATATGCAGCTTTAAATGCTATAAATCAGAAAAAAATTGGTGAAATATTTTATATTCGTAATCCAGTAGAAAGTTCTTCTCATAATCTAGGATTTCTTAAGGGCGATCTTCATAGCAAATTAGATCCTTATCTCCAACCATTAATGGATAAACTTCATGAATTACTTCCTAAAAATCAAGTAGAAATGTTATTAAAACAAGAACGTGTTAAAGGATTACCAGTAGGATTTCTTCGTGGTTTGAGTATTAATGGTAGTTATATTATATGTGACGAAGCTCAGAATTTAAGTGTTCATGATTTATTATTAATCACTACAAGAATGGGTAGGTTCAGTAAATTGATATTAATTGGAGATATTCGTCAAGCAGACATTAAAAATAGTGGTTTTGAAAAAATATATAATTTATTTGACGACAAAAAAAGTAACGATAAGGGAATATGCACATTTAAATTCGGTAGAGAAGACATTATGAGAAATGATATTTTAGCTTATATTATAGAAAAATTTGAAGAATTGAATTAATAATGTTTTGAATTTTATCAATATATATAGTATAATATATATATTATGTTAAAGATATATTGTCAAGATTGTGGATCACCTACCTCGTATACCAATTTAAAACCTAAATTTTGTAGTTCATGCGCAAAACCATTTGATAAAACTATTGTAGTTAATAAAGTTCAAATAGAAAAACCAACTTTTACAAAACCGAAAAATATTCAAAAACAAGTTAAATCAAATACAAATGAAGATTATGATTACGATGATAATGAAGATATTGATAATGTTGATCATGTTCCAAATATAAATAAAATTGATATCGAAATAAGCGAAATAAAGCCAAGAAAAATTAAACTTGGAGATATAGTAAATAACCTTCCAGAAGAAGCGTTTTCACAAACAGAAAGCTCAAAACCGATTAAAATGAAAAAAAGTAAAAGTATACAAAAGAAAAATCAAATAAAAAATTCAAAATTTTTAAATGAATTTAAATCAGAAGCAGGTACTTTAAGACCATCTAGTAAAAGAAATAGGAAAGAAATAGATGGCTAAGAAAACAAAGTTTGAAGAGAGAATTGATGAAATAAACACTGAAATTTTAAAAAGAAAAAATAAGTGGAATTTGACAGCTATTGCTTGGATGGATTTTGCAGATGTTTCTCAAATTTTAAGATTTCATATTTATAGAAAATGGCATTTATATAATCCAACAAAACCTTTAGCTCCTTGGGTTAATCGTATTATAAGTAATCAAATTAAAAATTTAATACGAAACAATTATAGTAACTATACCAGACCTTGCCTTAAATGTTCAGCAGCAGAAGCAGATGATGGTTGTGCAATTTATCAAAAACAATGCGCGAATTGTCCTCTTTATGCAAACTGGTCAAAAAGCAAAAAGAACGCTCATGATACTAAATTAACTTTAAGTTTAGAAAATCACGTTCAAGAAATACATGAGATTCCAAATGAAAATTTTAATATTGAACAAAGTGTTTCAAATACTCATAAGAAAATGGAACAAGTTTTAAAACCTATAGAATGGAAAGTATATACTTATCTTTATATAGAAAACAAGAACGAAGAGCAAACAGCAAAATTAATGGGTTATAAAACCACAGAAAAAAATAGAATGGCAGGATATAAGCAAATTAAAAATATTAAAAAAGCAATCATAACAAAAGTTAAAAAACATCTATATAATGGAGATATTGATATATCATGAGCGAAGATATTCTTATTTTAACAGAAGAGCAACAATTAAAACTATTAAATGAATGGAATAATCGTACCGATAATCCACCATCATTAGTAGAATTAGTTCAATTAGCTTTTGGAAGAGATGATTTAGATGGCAGAAGCAAAGAGGGAAAAGCTGTTAAAAATTTTTTAGCTAGTAGACAAATTAAACCCAAGAAGAGTCACGAGTATCAAGCTAAAGGGCTTATTGAATTATCTATAGAACAAAAAGAATACATTAGCAATAATTGTCATACAATGACAGGACTTGAAATGTCAAAGATATTATTTAAAAATGAATCCTTAACTAATTTATGTCAAGAAACTAGAAGCGTTTTGGAATATATGAAAAATATTCCTAGTAACATTAAATTCAATAATACAGAAAACGAAAACGCAGCAACAGAAGGATATAAACCACCTCGCAGCGAAGAAAGAATGATAGTTAAAATTAATAAATATGTTTTAGATGGTATTGATAAAAACAAACTTACCCATAAACATAAAAAAGAAATTAATTCACTCATTAGTTACATGAATACTCATAGATTTATTCATCAAATGAACATTTATGATAATGAAGCTGATAGAGAACTATTCGAAAGTAGTTTTGTTAGATATACTTACGACAAAGGAGACCTTTCTCAAGAAGAAGTAGATCAATATATTGTGCTTTGTACAGAGGTTGTTATATCTTCTAATATTCAACAAACAATTAATGTACTACAACATCAAATTGAACTTTCCATGCAAGAAGATGGTAAGATCCCAATGGCTCTTGTTGAAGCTAGTAGTACAGCTAGAAAAGAATATAATGATTGCGTAAATCGTCAGCAAAAATTAAACAATGATCTTAAGGTAAAACGCAGCGATAAACTAAGCAAGCAAGTAAAAGAAACCGCATCAGTTATAAATCTTGTTCAAATGTGGAAAGAAGAAGAGAGTAGAGCTAAACTTTTAAAAATGGCAGAAATGAGAAAGAAAACTATTGAAAAAGAGATAGATAGATTATCCACAATGGAAGAAATAAAATGCAAGATATTAGGAATCTCTAGAGATGAGATTTTAAATGGATGAGCGTAATATGTAAAGTAGATGGTAAAGAGTTCAAAGATGAAAAAAGTCTTCATCTTGCACTTAGAGGATATGGTTTAAATAAAGAAAAATATTATCATACTTATTTTCCAAAGAAAGATTTATTAACTGGTGACGTTATTTTATTTAAAACAAAAGAACAGTATTTAAATAGCGATTTTAACGATAAGAATAATATGAAGAAATGGCTTAAACAACAGCCATTACAAGAAGCTCAAGACTACTGCAAGAATCTTTTAATCAAAAGAAAACACGAAAAGAATCTAATATATTCTCCGACACAAATAGAACTTAGAACAATAATGAGTCCATCTATCATTTCTTATAATCAAATATTTAATGATTATTATCAATTATGTTCAGAAGTAGGATTAGAGAATAAGTATATTCACCCAAACGCTATAACAGATCAATTTGAAAATAAATTATCATCACAAGATACTATTTACGTAGACACAAGAGAACAAAATTGGCTTAAATTTAATGTGCAATTTGAAATTAAAACCTTATCCTTCGGTGACTATGCTTGTACTAATGATAATTGTGGATGTTATATAGAAAGAAAAAGTCTTAGTGACTTTATAAGTACTTTAAGTGCAGGTAATTTTGATAGATTTAAAAATGAAATAGATAAGTCTAGAAAAAATAATTCCAATCTAATTGTTATTGTAGAAGAAAAATTATCTAATGCTTTAAGCTTTCAATATCTTCCTCATATTAGCAAAAAAATTAAAGCTACTCCAGAGTATATCTTTCATAATGTTAGATCCCTTATACAAGAATACAGTAATCTACAATTTTTGTTTGTAGATGGTAGAGAAGAAATGAAAAGAGCAATTGAATCTATATTTGCAAGTGAATGTTTTTATAGTAAAGTAGATCTTCAATTAGCTTATGATATGAAACTATTATGATATACTGTCCAGATAAATACATTAGAGAAGTTAAAGATGTTAATGCGGAATTAGCAGAACTTAAGGGTTATCTTAATGATAAAGAAGCTAAAATTAGTTTAGCAAAATTTCTTAGAGCAAATCTTGGGTTTACAACTGAACTTATTAGCGGAGTAAAGCTAGCTCCCTATCAAGAGATTCATCTCAAAGCTTTGATGAATAGAAATTTTAACATGTGCGTTTTTGGTCGTGGTTGCGGTAAATCATTTATTGCTGCAGTGTTTTGCTTTCTTCAGTGTGTATTTGAACCAAATACTAAAATTCTTATAGCTGGTCCAACATTTAGAACTGCTAGATTTATCTTTAATAATCTAGAAAAGATAGTTGAAAGTTCTGGTGCTGAATTACTTGCTCAATGTTTTGGAGCAAAAGCAAAACGTAATGATCAATTTGAATGGCAAATTAATGGTGGAAGTATAGTGGCTATTCCTTTAAACGGAGAAAAGATTCGAGGATTTCGAGCAAATATTCTTGTGCTTGACGAGTTTCTTTTGCTTCCAGAAGAAATTATTAAAAACGTATTAATGCCATTCTTAGTAGCTCCACAAAACATTAAAGAGAGAATGGAGATACGAGAATTTGAAGACAAATTAATTGAAGAAGGTTTAATGAAAGAAGAAGATAGAATGGTATTTGAAAATACAAGTAAAATGGTAGCATTATCTTCTGCTAGTTATACTTTTGAAAATCTTTATAAAACATATTCTGAATGGTGTACAAAAATCTTAGAAAAAGAACAAGGCGAAGCAAAATATTTTGTAAGTCAATTAAGCTATGAAGCTTTGCCAGAAGAAATGATTGATAAAACAATCATTGAAGAAGCTCAAGCTGGCGGATCAAGTCATAGTAGTTTCCTTAGAGAATATTGTGCTCGATTTACGGATGGTAGCGATAGTTATTTTAATGCAAAAAAGATGGAAGAATGTACCTTGAAATTAGGAGAAAAACCTCACACACTTTTAAAAGGTGAATCATCTAAAAAATATATTCTTGGAATTGATCCTAATATGAGCGATAGTCCAAATGCGGATTATTTTGCTATGGCAGTATTAGAAGTAGATGAAGATACAAAAACTTCAACATTAGTCCATACTTATGCTGGATTAGGTAATTTAAAAAATCACGTTGCATATTTTCATTATATAATGACTCATTTTAATATTATATTTATTATCCTTGATAATGCGGGTTCAGATGTATTCTTATCTAGCTGTAATGAATCAGAGTTATTTAAAAAAGATAAATTAAATATAAAATTATTGGATTTTAATTCAGATTTAGAGGGTCTAGATTATGATTTAATGGTACGAGATATTAGAAATAAATATAATTTACAAGATGGTAGAATAGCTATAAACCAAGTATTTACTAGCAATTTTATTAGAAAAGGAAACGAATATCTTCAAGCATGTATTGATTATAAGAAAATTTGGTTCGCTTCAAATACTGGTGGTAATGAAGACTTCTTTAATAAAGTCATGAATAGTAATTCTAATTTAAGCTTAATCCGTACAGAAGACAAGAAAGATTGGACTACTTTAGATTTTATAGAAAACCAAGATGATTTCATATATCAAACCAAGAAACAATGTGCTTTAGTTGAATACACATCCACTAGCCGTGGTAATCAAAATTTTGATCTTCCACAACATTTAAAAAGAAGTGCCTCTGCTAATAAAGCTAGAAAAGATAACTATTCAGCTTTAATGCTTGCAAATTGGGGCTATAAATGCTATAATGATATTATGTCACAACCACAAATATTAGAAATTCCAACTTTTTCGCCTATAATGATTACATAAAGTGTAATAATTTAAACAAATGTCTAAAAAAAATCAAAATAAATCAAAAAAAACCAAAAATACCGATATTCAACCCTTAATGGTATCTCAAGCTAGCTCTAGCAAGATGTACGAAGCAAAAGCGGCATCGGATGATACAAGAGTAAGAAGAAATTTAGCTGGTAATATTACAAGAACAGAAAGATATAAGAATATTGATGATGGATTAATCCCATTTAAATACTCTACAGGTATCAAAGGTAGTTCTAATATCAACATCAGAGACGCAGTTATTCTTTGCCAAAAATGTTATTATAATTTTGCAATTTTTCGTAACACCATCGACTTGATGACTGAATTTAGTTCTAGCCATATATATTTTCAAGGTGGAAGTCAAAAAAGTAGAGATTTCTTTTCTGCATTATTTAAGAAGATAAACATATCTGACCTGCAAGATAAATTCTTTAGAGAATATTATCGTTCTGGTAATGTATTTCTTTACAGATTTGATACTCAAATTCAAGATTCAGATTTAAGTAAAATTACTCAAACATTTGGCTTAACAAGCAAAGCTTCTGTAAGTCTACCAGCAAGATATATAGTTTTAAATCCTGCCGATATTCAAATTGGTGGAAGTATTAATTTTGCAGTTGGAAGATATTATAAAATATTAAGTGATTACGAATTAGAGAGATTAAAAAATCCAAAAACAGATGAAGATAAGGAAGTATTTAATAGCTTACCAAAAGAAACTCAAAATCTAGTAATGCAAAAAGGCGTAGGAATATTAAGCATTCCTTTAGAAAGAGATAAGATTGCAGCTGTATTTTATAAGAAACAAGATTACGAGCCATTTGCTGTTCCTATGGGTTTTCCAGTATTAGAGGATATTAATTGGAAAGCAGAAATGAAAAAAATGGATATGGCAATCACTAGAACAATGCAACAAGCAGTTCTTTTAATTACAATGGGTGATACTCCAGATAATGGTGGTATAAATCAAAAGAATCTTGAAGCCATGAGAGGTCTTTTCGAAAATCAAAGTATTGGAAGAGTTCTTATTGCAGATTATACAACTAAAGCTGAGTTTGTTATTCCAGAAATTGGCAATCTTATTGGTCCAGAAAAATATGAAGTTGTAGATAGAGATATTCAAATTGGATTAAATAATATTCTTATTGGTAGCGAAAAATTTGCTAATACAAGTATCAAAGTCCAAGTATTCATGGAAAGATTAAAGCAAGCTCGCCAAACTTTTATTACTGAATTTTTAATTCCAGAAATCCGCAGAATAAGCAAAGATCTTGGTTTTAAAAATTATCCAGAACCAGTATTTGAAGATATTGATCTTAAAGATGATGTTCAATATTCTAGAATTTATAATAGATTAATGGAACTTGGCATCTTAACTCCAGAAGAAGGACTTAAAGCTATTGAAACTGGTAGACTTCCAACCAATGAAGAATCTCTTGAATCACAAGTTAAATATAAAGACTTAAGAGATCAAGGATTTTATCAACCATTAATTGGTGGAGCTCAAGGTGGTGGAGCAGGTAGACCATCTGGATCAACTGGAATTCCTCAAAATACAAAAAATGTTAAACCAATTGGTCAAGGACAGCAATCAAAAGCTTCTATTGAAGAAAAATATAGCGTATTAAAAATTAAAGAAAATCTTTCTAAAGCTCAAAAATTAGAAGAAGAAGTGGGTGCAAAATTAAGAGAAATGCATAACATTAAAAAAATGAGCAATCAACAAAAAGAAATAGCAGAACAAATTTCTCATATTATTATTGCTAATGAAAATCCAGAGAATTGGAATGATAAAATATCAGATTACATTTCTAATCCAGTAGACACAAATGAAACAGCAGTAAAAGAAATTCAAGAAATCGCTTATAATCACCAACTTGATAGTTATATCTCAAGTATATTGAGACATAGTAAAATTTAATTTAAATTAATTTTTTAATTAAGTAAACCAAACGTTAATTCCGCCAGATGGCGCGCATACAAAGTTTTTATCGGTATTACTAGCTAAAGCAAGCGCCGTAGCATTTGCAATAAGGGTTGAAGAATCAAAGATTCTATCTGTTCCAGGAGTGGAATTTGCATAAATATTAATTGCTCTACCTGCTCTGTTTTTGACTTCTATTTCCATTCCAGCTGTAGCCGCAGGAAGACTCAAAGCTCCGTTTAATATTCCAGCGCCAGTTACAATAACTTGATCAGTACTGATTGAAGTTGAACTGGCTTGAGTAGTTACTCCTGCCCCACTATAAGTAAGAATACCTCTTAAAAGTTTTCCAGTTATTAAAACTGTATCAGTATAAGCATCACCTAAAGTAGTATTTCCATTAACATTAAAATTTGTATTTACAATCAAACTATCATCTGTTCTTAAAACATCATTTGCAGAGCGATAAAGATTAGCGTCTGCACCAAACACCAAAGCGTCAGCAGCTGATGTAGCATTTGGTAGATTAACTGGTCCAGCATTAATTGTAACTGTATCTGTTGCAGCATCTCCTAGTGTGATAGTTGTTGAATTAATACTTGTACTTCCGCCATTTACTGTTAAGTTTCCATCTACAATTAAATTATCATCTGTTCTTAGTGTATCTGCTGCGGAACGATAAAGATTAGCATCTACACCAAGCACCAAAGCGTCAGCAGCCGATGTAGCATTTGGTAGATTAACTGGTCCAGCATTAATTGTAACTGTATCTGCATTACTGTCTCCTAAAGTGGTATTTCCATTAACGCTTAAATCTAGATCTACAATTAAATTATCATCAGTTTTTAAAGTACTTGCAGCGGAACGATAAAGATTAGAGTCTCCTCCAATTGTCATACCAACACTAGTAGTTGTATCACTTAAATTTAAAGTATCTTTTCCATAATTACCACTAACTATAAATCTTAAATTAGATACCCAACCACTACTGGGAGTTGCGGTTCTATATACTAAATGTTTATCAGTAACTCCTCTTGAATCTGCGGGAGTTGTAGTTTTTACTATTAATCCAGCAAAATCTGCGCCAGCATCATCTGAAAAACCAACAGTAGTATAATTTCCTCCACCAAGTATAGATCCAGTTTGTACATTAAGCTCAATAGATTTATCTTCTGCAATAACTTGAGACACAGCAAATTGAGCGGTAGTTCCATAAACATTTAAATTTCCAGTAACATTAAGATCACCATTAAAAAACCCTGTTCCGTCTAATCGAATATTTCCACCGCTAACATGCAATAATTGTACTGGATTAATTGTTCCAATACCAATTTTGCCTTGGTTATAAGCTGTACCTTCTACTCTATAGTAATTCTCATGATATTCTGGAATATAAGACATAGTTACCTTTTACCTTTCATTTTATTACACTAAAAACCAGCCACTTCCATTACTTAAAAATTCATAGCTAGCAAATCTTTGATCTATCATAAATCCAGTAAAGAATAAATCTATTCTTTCTGAACCAGTACAGAAGACCATAATATTACCTTTACCTAAATTTTTTACAGTATATAATACGCCACTATTTTGATTTACAGGAGGTAAATATAAATTAGTGGTTTTCATTATTGGAGTATTTATTAAAGTATATCTTCCAGTTATTCTTGCTGAAGTTGGATTGCCATCTAAGAATGTTGTAGCTAATCCGCCTATTCTTCCTATTTCGTGAGGTTGATAATCAAAATTGCAATCTCCATTACAAAAATCTGGTTTTGCAATTGCGCCATCTTTTACAGATATAGTAGTTGCATATCCATCACTATAACCACTTGGATAACTTACCATTGGACTTCCTATAGTATCCCATCCAAGATCTAAACCAGTTGGTTGCCATAAACCAACTTTATGAACATAATTTACTCTATCAGTACCAATTATAATTTCTGTAGCATTACTATATGGATTTAGACTTGCATTATTACAATTTCCTCCTAAATCAGAAGGACTATGACACCACATACTGCCATCTAGATTTCTAGTAAATGCTTCTTGGAATATTCTTCCTGCTAAAAATTGTCCAGTTTCTCCGATTCCTGTAGAGAGCACAAGATCACCATCTATTTTAAAATTACCGCCAGATACTATTGCTCTAATATCTCCAGGCTGACTGACTTGAGATGGATTATCTGGAATATTATCATATTGATTTTTATCATAGAATTTAAAGTATCCACCTTCAGTTGCGTCAAGTAAAACATTTCCACTTCTTAGATGTAAAAGTTCTTGTGGATTTTCAAATGGAAGAGTTCCGCTAGTGCCTATTCCTATATTTCCATTATAAAGAATTGTTATTTTTCCAGAATTATTAACGCCAATTTGCATTGCGTTATTCATATTATTTGGATTTAGTTTATAACCAGCATTTCCAGATATTGGAAAAATTATTTCATTTCCAATTATTGTTGCTCCAGTTAATCCAGAAGTCATTAAATTTCTTCTACCGAATATATATCCAGAAGTATTTTGTCTTGCAGTGTTATAAGCTCCAATTGTAAATGTTTCTGTACCAGTGACTATATTATCTCCACCAAAAATATAATTTTTACTAGATGCATTAGCTGCTTGCGAATCTACGATTTGTAAAGAATTTAAACGATTACTGCTTCCGTATACATTTGAATTATATGCTCCAGTATTTAAAGTGTTAGATCCTCCATAAATATAATTTAGATATCCAGAGTCTAAATTTGAATCTCCATAAATTTTATTATCAGAAATATTTACATTCGGATTTGAAAAAAATGTTTTATAAAGAATATTAATGTAATTTCCTGTAGCTGATGAGGTATTTCCATCACCATGTATTTTTGATGTATTAGTTCCAGAGTCTATAACATTAGAATTACCAACAATAAATATACTATTAGATCCAGTATTTAGTTGATTACTATCTCCATGAATATTTATACTACTATTTCCACTTCTTATAGTATTGCCATCTCCTACAATATCAACAGATGAACAATTAATAAATACAGAATTGCTATCTCCATAAATAGCAGAGTTTGATCCAGAAATTCTATTATCTGATCCATAGATTTTAGTATTCTGATCATTTAATAAATTACCACGACCAAAAACATCTGTTCCAGTTGCTTTGAATTGATTTTCATTTCCATAACCAACTACTATACTATTAAAACCACTTACTCTATTTCCACTTCCTAAAATATTATTATTTGCGCCAGAAGAAATATTATTAAAACCAAATACATGAGATCTAGTTGCAGTTATTGTTGATGTATTACCATAACCATAAATTGCAGAATCATTTCCGCTTGCAATATTTCCACTACCATAAATGCTAACTCTATTAGCATTATTAAAATTACCTCTGCCAAAAATATTTGCATCTGTTCCATTTAAATTATTTATATTTCCATATCCAACAACCATGCTATTAACGCCACTATTCTTATTTCCACTACCAACTATTACTGCATCTGCTCCAGAAGAAATATTACCTAAACCAAAAATATGAGAACGAGTAGAAGTTTGGTCAACAGTATTACCATATCCATAAGTTGCTGAATCGTTTGCATCTATAATATTTCCAGATCCAAAAACACTTGCTCTACGTATATTAGTATTATCTCCACCGACTTCATTACCTTCACCAAAAGCATAATCTCCACTCCCATCATTTACATCATTTGATTTTCCCACTACAGTCGAAGAATTATTATCGGATAAAAGATTATTTCTGCCAAAAACATTTGAATCATCTCCTTCACTATTAATAGTATTACTATATCCAATTAATATATTATTAGCGCTATAATCACTTATAGAATTATCATTACCAATATAGTAATTATTACTATTACCTTCTCCGCCGAAATTACTTAAACCAAAAATATAAACATTACTTGATTCAGCATCTGGATCAGAATAACTAGTATTACTTCTTCCTATAATATAAGAATTAAAATTTTGACTATTTCCTAAATCAGAATTATCTCCTATTAAATTTTCTTCTCCGAATATATAACCACTAGTTCCATGGTTATCGTTATTTTGTCCAACTGTGTAAGATCTTACTGCAGTAGCTATATTTCTTTCACCAACTATAACTTGTTTTTCATTATAGGATTCATTGATTCTTCCAACTATTGTTGTTTCAGAACTTTTTAAACTATTAATATTATTTTTACCAACAATAATAGCTTTAAATCCACTATTTAAATTATCACTTCCATAAACATCAGAATAGTATCCACTTCCATTGATTGTATTTCCTCTTCCAACT